TCCTTCCGGCATCCTGGCGCCCTACACTTCTTCGGCTTGACTCGGGCGTAGTTAGCGTTAGGCGCTTTCCGCAGGAATGCTGTGCGATTCATGCCACCGTATGGAAGCGGAAACCGTCAGGGCGCTTGGCCCACTCGGGATCGTCACGACGGAATACCTTGGGCGGCTTGTATGCGTCTCGGTGCAGGAGGTTTACCTGACGCGGCGTGGCGGGAGTCGGGACGAACTTCTTGGTCGTCTCCTGTACTTCCCCACGCACAGCAACGTGAGCCTTTGCTGTGATATCGACCTTGTCGTCATTGACGGTCAGCCAACCGTGGAGTACGGCGCGTACCAGCGTCTTCTTCCGGGTATCAGATCCCGCGCCGAAGTCAACGCGCGAGAACAGCTTTGCGCGGTCCATCGGGCCTTCTGCGTAGATCAGCATTGCGGCTTTAGCGGCTGCGGTATGGGGCGCGAGGCGGGTCATCTCGGTCATTTCGCCACCTCCACGTTGTCGGCGATTCGCTTAATGAGATCAGCGGCCTGACTTAAGTCTGAAACGGCCGTGCGCGAAAATCTTGCGAGCGCAATTAACGGCAGAGCCTCCGCAACGTCTGCGTCCTCTTCATGCGTCGCAATCCGCTTCACAAGGGACGAGAACTCAGTTTCGGGCTCGGCCCACGCTTCGCCAGACCAAATCCGGCGAACGGCCATATGCGTTACGCCATATTCAGCAGCCACATCGTCAGCAAGGCGAGCACCCTCAAGCGCACGAATTTCCTTAACTTCCTTCTCAGTAAGAACGCTCATAGGGTTGCTTCCGCCCACGTAGTGAGAGCCATGCAACCGCCGATGCGACATATTCTCCTTATGGCTCGCGATCATGATGTTCCAAACAGCGTTATTTGACCTGTCTCCGTTAAGGTGGCAAACAACCATGCCATCATCGACCCCGCCCAAGAAAGTTTCAGCAACCATTCGATGAACGTAGCGGCATACCGACTTGCCGTCCTCAACCATCATGATCGTCAAATAGCCATTCTTCAGCTCTACTGGCTTGCGATCACCCTTCGGGCCACGAACATTTCCAAGAGTCGACACCTTCAGCTTGTGGTTGCCTGGATAGTCAGCCCAAGCCTCATGGGTATTACTCAGGCGCTGGATCTCGCGCCGGACGTACCAGCCGGCTTTTTCGATGTCTTGCCTTGGATTCCCCTTCCCGTCTCGACGGAAAAGATATTTGAAAGCGTTGCCCAGATTGAAGCCCATGTGCTCGGTGATCTGGATGCACTCCACACCCGATGGGTGGGAGACATAATGTTTGGGGTGGTTGACTGCGTCGTGATTATTCATGTTGTTATCCCTAGTCTTGGTAGTGGGGTTATGCCGCGTTGGGCGTGACTTCCATGATTTTTTCTGCGAACTGACAGGCGTTGGACAGAACGCCCACCTCCAGCATCGGCAGCGCACGCAGATACCAGCCGATGGCCTTCTTGATGGTTTCGTACTCGCGCGTAGTCAGATCCAGCAGCTTCGTCGGGCGCATGCTGGCCTTCATCAGCGCATCGCAGGCGTCTACCGTGATCTGATAGAACGCGCGGCTCTTGGTGCGGACTGCCACGCATTGGGCGGCTAGCAACTGCTTGTACAGGTGCTGCTGGCCGACGTTGTTGCACTGTCCGCGCTTGGCGGCGTCAAAGTGGCACAGCAGCGGCAGGGCGATTGCGTCTGCGTCTTCCTCACCGACACGCTGCTTGCCAGCGACCAGGGCGAGAGGCGCCAGGATGTTGCGTGCGGTGTTGTCTCGCTTGGTGCTCATGCCCGCTCCTTCACTTGATCCCTCAACGCCTGCTTGATCGCCTTGTCCAGCTTCACATCCATCGGCATCCAGCCGACAGACTCCCAGCTGACTTTCTCGTCTATGTCGCGGCGGGGAGGACGCTTAGGGCGGAGGTTTCTTTCAACTACAGAAGCAACAGAGCCATCGCTCCACCTGACCGAATACGCGTGGTGATGTCCTAAGCTGCGCCCAAGGTGCCCGCAGTGCCGGAATCCGAGATACTCCAGCACCACGCCCTCAAGGCCGTTCCATTCAGGTGCAGACTTAAATTGCTGGCCGATGACTTCCTGTCCAGGCTTGAATTGCTTGCTCATCCCTAGTCCTCCTTAACCAATTCGTTGAAAATATCGAACCGGCAGCGCGTAGCCTTTCAGGCCGCCAGTTCCATCTACGCCGTACTTAACCGGCAGTTCTCCGACGCGCTCGACGTACTGCTGCGAGTCCACGTCAAACCAGAAGCCAAGTTTCCCTTCAAACTCTCCGTTTCGCTGCTTCTCACAGGCCAGGATGCAAGTCGGCTCACCGTTGTTCTCTTCCTCAGCCTTTTTGTTGCGCCAGACGATGAAGAGGTTGTCCACTTGGTCGGTGATGGCGCCCGAGCCTTTCACGTCGAATTTGCCCGGCGCTTTGTGCTCGCTCTCGCCCTTCTTCACGTGGTGGACAAGGTGGATATGGACGTTGTGGGCCTGAGCGAACGCGCACAGCTCGGTGACGAAGTCCTTCTGCGCGTTGTAGTCGTCCTCGCCTTTGACGCACTTCATCAGCGAGTCCAGCACGAAATGCTGAATGCCGAAGTTCTTCACGGCGTAGCGCATGACGGCAATGACCTTGCGCCACTCGACCGAACCAACGTGGTCGTAGATCCACAGCCGGCCATCGGTCCACTGGTGGAAGACTTCGAGCCATTCGCGGTCAGGCAGGCGCGAGCCGGAAGCTTGGCGGCTCATCCTGTGCATCTGACGGACAGGCTTCATTTCGAAGCTCGCCACCATGACGCGCTCGGCCTGATAGCAAAGGTCAAGCACGACTTGGGACAGAAACATAGACTTGCCGTGACCGTTCACACCAGCCCACAGAGAGACCTCGCCAGGACGGAAGCGGATGCGCTCACGCGCCTTCGTCCACAGCATTTCCGGAGCCCGTGGGCCATTTGCCGGGGCGTGGAACTCTGCAATCGTTTCTTCCAGCCAGCTCGACGCTGGACGCACCGCATGTACTTCCTGCTCTTGCATGTAGGCTGAAAAGTCGATGTCGTCAGTTACGAGCTGCATACGGCATCCCCCTTTCGTCTCGGCCATAGATGCGGCGGTTGATGAAGTCTTGGTTCTGGAAATCCATCCACGGCAGGAAGTCAAGTTCAAACTTCCACATGAACGGTGGCTTAACGATGTCCTGATGCGTAGGGACCAAGTACACGTGCGCGCCCCAGCCCTCAGTCGCGCTCCAGAGGTTCAGGTAATCGGGCCTTGCCTTGGCAATTTCCAGCAGAGTCGCCGGCCACTCTTCCTCGGCATTCAGGTAAAGGCACAGGTCGAGACCCCGCGCCCAACGCCAGTCGTAGCTAACGCCGGCCTTCGCAAACACGACTGGGTTTTCAGTCGCCACCGGGCCAATCATCGAAACGATGACCATGTCGGCGGGCTTCATCCCCTTGAGGCGGGCTTGCAGGATCGGCTGCGCGTTCTGCGGCAAAGTCGCGGCGTTCATTGCCAGTCCTTCACGGCAGGTTTCGCAACAGGACGAACCGTCAGCGGCCCAGCGCGCTCATTCCGGACCCAAGACCGCCAGGCAGCAGACCAATCGAGCTTGGCAGCATCCTTCCCGGCCTTGGCGTGCCAGTAGTCGCGGAAGTTCTCGGCCACACGGTTTGGGTCTAGCTCTGGCCTTTGGGTTTGGCAGTAATCCAAGTCTTCAGCCGAAGGCGTCCAGTCGAGAGGCAGGCGCGAAGCGCGTGCGCTGCTCTTCTCTGTTTTATGGTTCTTGGTTCTTGGTTCTTGGTTGGTTGAATCCGAGTTGGACTCAAGTTGACCTTGAGTTGAACCCATGTTCAACTTGGAGTCAACGTCCGTTGAACGTTCGTTGAACGTCTGTTGAGCGTCCGTTGCCTTTTCGTTGCCGCGACGTTCAACGCCCGTTGCCGATTCGCCCATGGCAGTCTTACGACGCTCCGCACGAGCTGCAGCAGATGCCTTACCTGCGCTCGATGCTTTGCCAGCCTTCGTGCGATAAGCTGCAATCTCTTCTTCGCAGCGGTCGTGATACCAGCCGCTCGGGGTTTCGTGGAAGAATTCGTCCAGCACTGCCAGGACAGCGGATTTCTCTTCTTCGGTGCGGGCGACGATCTTGCGGCACAGGGCGGCAACGTCCAAGGTGAGCGGCGCTTCAGTCTCGTAGTACTGAAAGATCAGATCGAGATAGATGCTGCGCTCGATGCGCGACAGGTGGCGGGTGCCACGGTCGAAGTCGCCGATGTGGTGGGAGTAGTAGTGCATGAGCGCCCCTCAGTGATGATTAGGGCGCTGGCCGCGCGACAGGATCGCGACGAGGTAGCGGCACAGGTGGTGTGCCATCTCACGCTTCTCAGCCGGTGTGCGAAGTTCGCGGATAACTTCCGCTGCACGCATGGCCGTGGTCTTTTCAAGAGCGTTCATATTCAACGCTCCTTCAGCGGCTCAACGCGTGCGATCAGATCAAACTTCAGATCCACGAACTGGTTAAGCTTCTTACGTGCCATGTGCTCCATGAAGGAGGCCGCCTCTTTGGCCGGGCCTTCGGGCGCTGCTAGACGAGACTTCTGCGCCGTCCGCATTGCCTCTGCGTACGCAATGATATTGTCGTCGCAGTTTTTGATTTGATTGGAGTAGTCCATAGTTCCCTAGTGAATAGGACGTTTGCGGAATCCGCTTAAGCCTTCAAAGACGCATTGGCCGGATTGCTCCGACACGTTGCGCCGGGAATCGCGCCACAACTGGGCCCTGTTTAGGACCTTCAATGTTGCGGTTACGTGGTCTACGATGCGCAGGTGCTGATGCTTGTAGAAGGAGTTGACGGCCCAGGTTGCTGACCGTACGACCAAGCGCTGTGCAGGCGCGGCGGATTGACTCTTCCTCTGCGTCGTTGACGTAAATCTTCAAAGGCTTGATGCGGGTCTTGTCTTTCATGTGAATCTCCGGTTGTTTCGGGGTCTGGGAAACAGTGTTTCTGGGTGCTTCGGGTCGTCTACTTCTCCGGTGCTACGGGAACTACTGGTGTTATTGCGGCACTAACAAAATCAGGGGACTGGGTTTTCTGACTTTTTGCGACGCTGGGAAACCTCGCTGCCGTCCTCTGAAATCCCGTGTCTCTTTGCTAGAGCGATGAGCTTGCTCGTTAGCTCATACGAGGGGCGCTTCACGCCAGAGTGGCCGTTTTCCATGTCGCTGACGGTTGACTGCGCGCAACCAATTTTTTTGCCGATGGCGGCTTGGCTCAGGCCGTTCCGCCGAAGCTGAGAAAGGATTTTTCGAATGTCCATGGAGACTAGTATAGGAGTTCCGATTTTATT